AGAAATGAACAATAGGATAATCCATAATCTTATTAACCAAGATATGATTAGGTGTGCCTTTTTCGGAAATCTGTTTTGCTATCAGGCAACATTCTCTCCATTGGCCTATAAGCTGCTGCCTTGGCAATACCGGGATAAGATCCTTATGCCATAATCTCATTTAATCACCTCCTATTCCTGATTTACGTAATCAAAAAACATATCCAATCCCACCTGTGCAGGTTCAGCGTTCGGATCCTTTGGCATATTCTGAATTTCAATAAGTTTATCTATTCTTGCCTGTTCGTTTTTATGCTGCCAACTTAAAGGTTCATTGCCTCTGGCTCTATTTTCATATACCGTGTAAACATGACCTCTGTATTCATATTCAAGAAATACATAATCCTTTTCGTATCCTCTGCCGTAATATTTCGTAATATATTTAGCCTTCATAATAAATCTCCCCTAACGTCTTTCAAAATAAAATACATCATCTTCAATTTGTATTCCTTCATCTAATTCGCCAACAAAGATATCATGTTTATCTGCCATATTCCAAATTATTTGCTCTTTATCTTTTGTCCATTCAGTCTTTAATTCTCCTGCTATCTTGCACATTTTATTAAATGCTTTTTCTCTTGTAGCTTTCATACTGTTGCTCCTTTGCTTTTGGGCTTTTTTTCTTTATTCTACACCATTTTGCAACACTTTGCAACAGTTTGGTTTAAATTTAAAAAGATTTTTTAAATTTCCTGTATTCTAATTCCCAATAAATAAAGCATCAGTTTGCGCTTAATAATATAATCCTTGGTCTTTATCCCCTTTGTATCTTCAACAATAACATGTTCATCCCGGATATAAACAAAATCGGCAAGATAAGAGCATTCCTTCTCAATTACCTTGCCTTTTTTAATTCCACCTCTCACACCTACAAAGTCCGGTTCCCTTTGAGTCGGAATCAACACGAATTTAACTTGTCTTTCCAAATTGGAAATCTCTCCTGCTGCCTCCAGCAATTTCAATTCTTTATATCTTGCAGCTTCTTTCTTGGAATCGAATGTGATCCCATCCACAACCACTTTCGTATTTTTATATTTATTCGGTCCATACCACCGCATTTATTTTGTCCTCCTTGTCATTTTATCAAACATATAATCTGTAAAATTTTCAGTAATTATGTTTTCAGACTTTTTAATTTTTTCAGCTTCTAAAATTTCCATGACAAATTTATCACATTGTTTTTTTACCGGGCAACCATTCTCCATTATTCTTTTTTTATATTTATGCCCATTAAATTCAGTATAAAAATATCGGCCTTGTTTGTCGGTTCCAATATAAACATCAATATTATTTTTATTCATTCCCACTTTTTCCTTTTTCTAAAATATTGATTCAATAGTTTTTCCAGATCCGGCGCTTTCGTTGGCTCAGGATCGTCAATTTGTCTTTGTATTTTCCATCCCTTGCCAAACTGCACCACTTTATATTTACGGTTTTTCCAAAAATTATCTCTTCGTTCTATTCTGAATTTCATATTACTTCTATCTTTTTCACATGGTATGCTCTAAAACAAATATCTTCATGAGGATTCGGAAGATAAAAGTGTTTCGGTCTCCTGAATCCATAAATCTCACTAAACGTAGGAACATATTCCAATTTGCCTTCTTGAATGTCTCCATCTTCAAAATAAATACGGACATTCTTGCCCACATATTCAAATAAATCTGTAATAATCATTTGTTCTCTCCTTTCAACTTATCAATAGTTTTAAGCATTTTATTAGCAACTTCTCTATCCAATTTGTTATCTCGTTCTTTTGCATACTTGTTTATTGCTTCGTGAAATATCATAAATTCTATTCCCGATAAATTTAGAGTTATACTTTCGACTTTATTCTCTTTTGAATTGAGATTTATTTTCATTCCTGTTCTCCATTTATTTTCTTAATTTCAAATCCTTGATAAATAGCATTTCCTAATGCCTGCACAAATTGTTCATCCTGGGATTGCTCAGTATAGCCTAAATGCACTAACATTCCATGTACCATTTCATGGCAAAGTGTTTCTTTTTTGCCTTCTTCTGATAAATCTTTATTTATACGAATCTCACAAATTTTATGATCTATTAACCCAAAATGAATATCTAAATCAAATTTATCTTCACATTCAACCACTTTATGCGGTACACCGCAGATATTTACTGTCATTTGTTCTCTCCTTTCAGTTCTCCGTTTCTCCAATACTTTATATAAGTATCTTTATCTGCAACAAATAGTGTGTCTGCTTCAATAAACGGCAAATAGAAAAAAGCAATTATTTTCTTATCATCTTTGAATGTCTCTTTTGCTTTTAGTATTGTTGCAAAATTGCCTAACATTACATACTCACCGTCAACTAAAATATCAAGCGAGTGTTTATTGTTTATCATATCTTTTCCGATTCTTAACATTCCTGTTCTCCTTTCAGTTCGGATATATAATCATCAATAATGTCTATTGCACAATCCAAACCTTTACTTGCTCCGACACTTTGATTCCATTCATCATCAGAAAGTTTTTCTAATTCTGCCTTTATCTTTTCAAGTTCTGCAACAACATCATTATCCGTATAGAGCCTTGACAAGTCCTTTTCTGTTAAATGTCCTTGATATACAAGTTTCTTTAATTTACTTTTTAAACTATTCGGCATTGGTTTCTCCTTTCAGTTTGGCTATATCAACTTCTCTCTGTCGGCTCAACCATTTGAGTTTCCATTTATGAAATGCTCTTTTAATCTGTCTTTTTCTCGGTTTTCTCATTCTTTATTCTCCTTTTCTCCATCTGTTTCGCCTTGCAGCTTTGATTTCTTTGTCTATGATGTCCAAACATTCCATAACACCGCAATTATGTTCTCTTCTGCATTCAGTTATTTCTAACTTTATCTTTTCGAGTTCATCAATAATCAAATTATTCACATCAACTGTCGGTACATCATCAATACTGATTAACTTGTTTACTCCACTATAACAATGACTTGCTATAACTTTGCCTTTATATTTATCTGCGTCTATAAGTCTCATTGTTTATTCTCCTTTTCCTTGTGCCTTAACCCTTTACCTTGTTCATAACACTTCTTTACTCCTTCTGCAAAATCATCAAATCTTACATAAGTTCCTGCAATAGCAACCGCCATTTTTTCAACAAGATTCATAAAATCAACCGTTTCAAATTCTTCCCATTGTTCTTTCATAATCTCGTCAAAATCTCTACCTTGATTAAAATTTTTCCACCAATCGTCTCCGTAATTGACAAGTCCATAATATCCGTCACGAAATTTTTGAAAACTCTCTAACAGTTTCATTATTGTATCATCATAACCTTGTCCCCAATCAATTACATCTTCAAGTAAAGGTTTTTCTTTATCTGTCATTCTTCATTCTCCTTAATATCTGTCTGCTCCAATACTGTCTGTATCATTTCTTTGGTATAACCTTTATTAAGTAATGTTTCTAATGTTTCTTTAATATCCTTGTATTCATTCCAACCTGCTTTGTTATTTTCCATATCGCTAATCTCCTTTCAGTTCGGACTCTTTAACTTCAACTCTTTCATATCTCATATTTGGTTTGCATTTGTCCTTACCAATACATAAACTTCTAAATTGACAGATTGCTTCACATTCACTTATCCATTTATATTTTTTCTTTGATTTTTTATCGGTCATTTGTTTCTCCTTTTAGTTCGGATATAACCCACCCTGTCGCTCTTGCAAATTCTATATCAATGGCTGTTGTGAAAAGCAATTCTCTCGATTTATCGTATAAAGCCATAAATTCTTGTCCTTTATGGTCTTTAACTTTAACCAAAACGCAATTATATTCTTTGCTCATTCCTTATCTCCTTTCAGTTCATCAATATACTTCCCAAATATCCTGTCAATGTCCTCTGCTCCGATAAAGAACCTCATTGTCTTTTCGTCATAATCTACATCTGTAGCATAGATAAGTTCTTCCTTTACCTTTTCGAGTAAATCAATCTTTTCCTTCTTAATGTAATTGTCCATGAGTTCCAATAAATTATCCATAGCAGTTATCCTTTCATTTCACCTTTGTCTAACGATCAACATTAACCGGGTGCAATATCAAAATCCTAATAATTGCTTTACTTTGTTTATGTTTTTAGGGTATTTTCTGCCTATTTCCCACTCATAAACAGATTTAACACATACACCGCATGCCTTTGCCAATTCTTCCCTTGTCATGCCTTTATCATGCCTTGCCTTGCGTATCTGCTTACCGCATTCCGTTGCGGTTGCATTTGCTTTATGCCTTAACGGCTTGCCCACAACAATGTAATTTTTTTCGATTTTAACATTATAGCCTTCATGCTCTTTTATAAATTTGACAAGATCTCTGACATTAGTGTTATCAAATATTCGTATTTTATCGCCTGTGTTTAAATTCATTATTTCCTCCTTCCATCAAGATAAGCTGCAATATAACATAAGCACCATGCAAATATGAATCCGTTTATAAAACAGAGAACATCTCTTCCGGAAAACCAAAATACTCCATTGTCATAAACCCACATTTGCTGACTCTCAAAAAAGTGATTAATTACTTCTCCCATTTTTTATTTCTTCCTCCAGCTGTTTAAAATCATAATTACCTGATTTACATTTTCTATAAAGATCCGTCTGATTTATTGCCTGCTTTTCTTTTCTGTTCTTTTCCCAGGTCCTTACTGCTGCCTTCCAATCTTTCATTTTATTTTTTCCAATCAACCATCCTTTGCTTTCATAAAAATTTATAAAGGTTTCAGGATCCACATTATTATTTCTTTCTTCACAATAAGCCCGGACTTCTTCAAGAGTTGGCTTAATAAATATATTATTATTTCTTTTTATATTATTTCTTTCTTCTATTGTGGTTAGTTGTTGGTTAGTTGTTGGTTGTTCGTTCGACATTTTGTTGGTTGTTTTGTTGGTTAGTTCTTCTTCAAAATCTTGATATTTTTCCCAATTTACAATGGTTACAAGTGAAAATTTGTTGGTTGATTTGATGGTTATTTCGTTGGTTGATTTTAGGTGATTAATCGCAGTTCTTAAAGATTGTTCTGAAATATTAAGCCTTTCAGCCATTTTTTTCCTTCCGGTTATAAAACTTCCCCTCGGAACATCAATTCCTTTGAATTTTCCATCTTTCCAATTTGCACTTGTTAAGCAATATATAAAAACCATCAATGTAACAGAATCAGTAAACCATTCCCAATCTTTTAATTTCCTGTAAATTTTGATATATCCTTCATTGTCCATGTTATTTGAATCCTTTGCAAAATAAAAACCGTCTTGGATATGGTCCTCGCACAACCATTCCAAAACGGCTATTTGCCCTTGTCAATATTCTGTTCACCTTACCGGTAGTGCGAGTATCGGCAAGGGCATGTATGCTTAAAGAAGGCTTTAAACACTTTTATTTTACATTAAATATAATGTAAAGTCAATTCCGGGCATATTCTTTGTATATCTCTTCATTAATAGATCTTAAACTTTCAACTACATCAGAAGCTTTCAAATCAGGATACTCGGCTTGTATTTTCTGTCTTGCCCTGCGTACTGTTTCAAAACAAGGCAAGCCAAAATCATTCATATGTTCCAACACTTCCCAAAATGGTTTTGTTAAAGCATCCGGGTTAACAGAAATAACAACAGCACAATATAAATGATTGTCAGAATCTCTGGCTTTAGGATCATCAAGTAAAATCTTTTTAACCAAATCCGTTGTGTTTAATAATTCCTTCTCTCTATCCATATAAAACCTCCTTAAAACGGCATGTCGTCCGAAACTTCTTTCGGAATATCCATAAAATCACCATCCTTAGTTACAGGAGCATCATTATTAGAATTTGATTTGCTTTCAGCAAATTCCTGATCTTCAGCAATAACATCTGTTGTATAGACTTTCTGACCGTCCTTATTTGTATAGGAACCTGTCTGAATGCGCCCGGTAATTACAATTTTCATGCCTTTTTTGAGATATTTCTCAGCGAACTCGGCTCCTTTGCCAAATACTACGATATTAATAAAATCAGTTGGATAATTCCCATCATTATCCTTAAATCTGCGGTCAACAGCAAGAGAATACCTTGCAATCAGGTTATTCCCCTCACCTCTAAGATCAGGATCTTTTGTCAACCTGCCCATTAAAATTACTTTATTCATTTTTGTTTTTCTCCTTCCTATAAATAATTTTTTTTAAATTCCTTCATCCAAAGTTCCCTGGAATAAAGTTCTTCAAATTTCTTCTGGCCTATTCTTCTTACAACCAGCATATTTAATTCTTTATTGGTAGAATTATTATGTATTTTGTCATGGCATAAAAAGCAAACAGGAATCATCAAACCATATTTTTCGGATTTTTTCTTATTAGCTGCATTCATTACATGATGCGTGTGTTGTTTCATTCTTCCGCAAAAATAACAATGCTCAAAATCATCAGTAATTATTGATTTTTCCATAATGATTTCAGCCTCTCAATTTCATCCGGGGTTTCAGTTCGAATGCCCAATTGCTTTGCTTCTTGAACAGTTCCATCAATCAGTATAGACATTTCTTTCGTATCAAATTCATGAGTATGTTTTAACACGGCATAATGATAAAATAGCTTATTATTCGCATGTCCTGTTCCAATAAGTGACAAATGTATATATTCCAATTCCAATATGATATCAGGATCAACCTCTGTTGAAAAAGTTACCATTTGTTCATCCAGCATTTCCCTTTGCCCATATCTTGCCATCATAATATTTTTGCATCTTGCTTTACTTATCGGCGGTTTCATGGCATCAGCAATTAATCCTACAAGTTTATGAAAATAAGAATTTGCGGTTAAAGACCGATGCCCTTTGTTTTTTTTAACATCAATTCGCAGTTCGCCATCCATACCCTGTATTTCATCAAATGAATCAACCTCAAATGTTATTCTCGGATTTCCTTCTATACTCCGTGAATATTCAACGATTCTACCAACCATTGTTCCTCCTTAATCGGAATATTGACAACTTTTCGCTTTCCATCCTTTAAATGAATTCCATACAATGATGTGATATTAAATCCATACGATTGCTCAACACCAAGGCGGTATAAATTAAGCTGATGCCCCAAATATTCCTTGTCCAATGTTGATGTGGTCTTAATATCTGCAACAGCCTTGCCTAATTCATCACCTTTTTTCAAGATTAAATCCAATCGACCGGCAAACAATTCACCATCAAACTCCAATATTATCGGCAATTCGTTTTCTATCACCTGGAAATGATAATGCTTCATTAAGAACTCAAAATCCGACACTTCCATCATGTCCGATTGCTTGCCTTCTTTGCAAAAATCTTCAATAGCTTTATGAATCGCTGTTCCTCTTTCGGCTGCTTTGTTTAATGTTTCGGCTGAAACATCATCATATTTGTGTCCAAATTTCCTTTTAAGAATTTGCGTGACGGATGGAACAATGATTCCGTCCACAATATATGTATGTGTTTCATCATCATATTCCAACCATCTGCCATTAATTTCCCAACTCTCCATTATTTCACCTCTATCTTGATATAATCAGATTTATCGGTTATTTTACAATAGGTGTTATAAATATCCGGGAGATCCTTTTTTAATTCCTTGCTATCAAGTCTTTCCTGCGTTGTCGGAGCAATATACGTTACTTTGATATTATCGTTATCAATCTTAACGATATTTGCTTTACGCATAGCCGCAAGCAATCCTTCCTTGATTTCCTTCTGCCTGTCGGTAAGCTGCTTAATAAGCAACTCATTATGTACGATTTCCTGTGAGATCTCTGCGGACAATGATCCGTTTACCAAAATTAATTCATCCATATTTAAGCCTCCTTCTTTGTTTTCGCTGTAATAATTTCACTTGCCTTCTGCGCTGTCATATCTTCTACTTTTTCAACTCCAACCCAATCAAGCATTTTCTTCCAATCCGGTTCCGCAACTAACTTATGCAATAATTCAATCTGCTTTGGAGTTGCCATTAATTCAGATTTCTTTTCTTCTTTGGGTTCCTTGACAGCAGGTTCTTTATTTGAAACCTCATGGCATTCGGAGTCAGGATCCACCATTTCTTCTGTGGGAATACAAAATACTTGGAAACAAGCATATTTAAACGCAATACTCATTGCCTTATTTGTTGCCTTATCGCCAGAGTCCATACCCTCACCGATAACCACCGCCGAAATGTTGCTTCCATCCTCGGCATAAAATGTGAACTTTATCTTGCAAATAGAGTATATCAGCACACCGCCCTTTGATGTGGTACGTTCTTCTCTCGTCTGATCCAATATCTCCGGCACAATGAAAAGCTTGAATTTTATCAACGCAGGATTGATGGCATTCATAACCGCATCAATTCCTCTAAACATAAATCCCTGTTGAGCGTTTTTGCTTGTCTTACCGACAGCACCGATCTCACCCATAACGGCAGCAATTGTTTCATAAATGTTCATGTTTAAGCCTCCTTATCTGTGAATAAATCGAATATCTCATAATCATTATCACATAAATTTAAAATGAAAAATCTTTTGTTATATTTCTTATCTTCGGGATCCTGTATTTCTTTGGGAATAGTTGTAATTTCAGGTCTGATCTTTTCAACTAATGCTTTAAAAAACACCGTATCCACAAATATACGCCTGTAAGGATTATCGACAAAAAGCGAAAAGTTTAAATTTTCTGTTCCGTATCTCGCTTCTTTTCTTAATTTAATCATATCTTCTATTAAAGATGCTTCAATTATAAGAATATCGATTAATTCTTGTTTAGATGCCTTCTCTAAGTCTACCATTATTTGTTCTCCTTAATTATTTTTTCAATTTTTCCTTTTGTTAATAGCATCGGTTCTTTTCCCGATTCCAATCTTAAAATCGTAGTAGGTGATACACCGCAAAGCTTGGCAAATGCTCTCTGAGACAAAGAATGTTTCTTCCTGTATTCTAATACTTCATCTTTCATTTGATTACCTCCTTTCTTATAAAATTTGCCTTCTTGTTGATAATATTAACACACAATGAAACATTATGCAACAGTTTGTATTAAAAAAGAGCGACATTTCTGCCGCCCTTTTAGATTATTCAATTTTAGATATTACGTTTTCATATAACGGTCTATTGATTACATATAATGTTTCCATTAATTCATCTATAACCGGGAAAACATTTGCAATTCCTCTTTTTTCAACAATTTGTGAAAAATAAGAATTACTATAAGGAATATACTCTTGTTGCATTGCGCCCGAATATCCTTTGTCAATTGGTTCCATTTTTGGTTTTTGTCTATCCAGAAGCGAATAATATGCCGCCAATTTAACGCATGTTGAGCTTGTAGGATTTCTGATCCCTTCACATTCGGCAATTGCTTCCTTAAGATCATTCTCTGTAATCATTACATAGATTCCATCTTTTTGATAAATTTATCAAATTCCATTCGGGTTCTTTCATCGGGAGCATCTTCCATAAGTTCACGGAGTTCCATAATCATATTACTATTCCTGGAATAACCGCCACGATTTGAATATTCGCCTCTCATAGAGTTTCCATCTCTACCGTTAGAATATTCATCTCTCATATTTGAATAGCCATCACGCATCATATTATCACGCATAGAATAGCCATCTCTATCCATCATACCCATTGCGCTTGAGTATCTGCCTCTTGAATCTCTTTTGGCATTACTTCCTCTGCCTCTGGCACCGGAATAATCCTCTTCTTCATAATTTTCAATGACTTTATTGAGATTCTTGATTGTATGTGCTAATTTATCAACAACATCCAGATCACCGGCTTTTAACTCTTTTTTTCTGCCATATTCCTCAAGATTCTTGCAAAGGGTTTCTTTTAATTCGTACAATTCGTGCATTGTTTTACCCTCCTATGCGATTCTTGATACTGTAAGATTTGCATTCTGCACCAAAATAGGCGGAGCAGGTATTGTAGCAGGATCCGTACTTTCTGATACGTTCTCTACACTCACATTAAAGCAACACCCTTTAGGTACAGAAATAATCGCTGTGCTTGTCACATTAAAGAAATTCTCTGTTGTAGGCGGTTCAGTTGCTACATCTGCAGGTGTAACAATCGCTCTGCTTGTAAGCAAAGGTTCGCCATCTAACGCAAGTGCAACCGCTATAGGCCCTGCGGTTCCATCGCTCGGTACCGCAATATTTCCATTAAATGTAACCTGATATCTTGCAAAACAGTTATTTGTAATGCCTCGGAGAGTTACAATACCACTACCATTTCTGTGATATACATAGCCTTTATTACAACCGATACTTGTGTTCAGGGTAACTACCTGATTGGGTAATACGGTTTGTACTTCATTCTTAACATATTCAGCCATTTTTGTTGTTTCGCTTTTCGATATGTACCGGCTCTGAAATCGCTCTCTCAAAAGACCAACCTAATTTGTAAATTCGATTATGAATGTTTTTATAGGGCAAATTTAATTCTTTGCACCAAGACGATAAATCTTGTTTTCTTCCATTATACTCAAACGAATAACATATTTTTCTATTTCTCTGTTGCTCATTAAATGAAATCCATGTGCAATTAGATGGACAATAATCGCCATCAACATCTTTTCTCTCTATGGTCAGATTATCTTCATATCCATTTGAATATGCCCATTCTTTGAAGGTTTCAAAAGAATTTAGCCACTCATTGCATACTTTAATTCCTCTTCCGCCATAATCCTTAAAAGATTTATTATTTTTGTTACAGCATCTGTTTTTTATTGACGCCCATTCCCTATAAATGCGTGTTTTGGACATATTATGTGTTGTATTATGAGATTTATAAATTCGGCATCCACAACTTTTCACACTGCCATTTTTAAGATTGGAACCTCTAACAATTGTTATATTTCCGCAATCGCATAAGCACTTCCACCTGGCAATTCCGCCATTCGCATTTTCTGCTCTTTCGATTACAACAAGGTCATTAAATCTTTTGCCGGTAATATCAATAAATTTACTCATTTTCGCCTCCGTACAGTTTGAATATATTTTTATATATTCTGCCATATTTTAGGCGAAAAGTAAACCTAAAAAAGCGATCCTCCTTTCTTCGTAAACTCTGCCATAATTACACCTCCTAAATATTATTGCATCCGCAACCACATCCATTGTTGCATGAGAAAATAGGAGTATTGCCATAAACAGGCTGTGAAGGAATAGGACAACTTCTTAATTCAGCTACAAGCTGATTTGCAGTTGTTGCACCGGCAGTCTTAAGTTCAGCAGTCTGTGCAACCTGTGATGCCTGCATATTTGCAAACTGTAACTGACTTCTTAACTGATCGTTCTCTCTCTTGTAACCGTCTAACTCTAACTGACATAATTTGTCGAGAATAAGCTGAGTATTCTGGCTATTAGCAGCTCTTGTAGAGCAAGCCTCTGTAGCAATTGTGTACTTCACATCATTCGTAGCGATTCTGTTATCGCAGCAGCACTGCGCCAACTGTGCCTGTAAACCGTTAAATCCCTGATTCATTGCGTTCTGCATTGCAAAATCAGCCTGCATATTAGCCATCTGACGAGCGTTAGCACCCTGTTCTACACCGGCAAAGCCATTGGCAAGTGCCATCTGCATATCTGAACAACATCCACAAAGCTGTGTACTTAAAGCAGCAATACCGTCTCTTACGGATGTAAGTCCATCCTGGAGCATTGCATCTCTGAATCCTGCATTGGTGTTGTTATTGATTCCCTGCTGACCGTTTAAAAGCCAAGGAAAATCATAACCCATCTGTGCATTGCCAAAGCCACCGCCAAAGCCATTGCCCCAGCCACCGCCGGCAAGCAAAAGCAATAAAACGATCCAGCCCCAATCTCCGCCAAATCCACCAAAGCCGCCATTGTTACCATAAGCAGGCGCAACAGGCATTGATAAATCGAGTCCATTTTCTGAAATCATAATTTTTTCCTCCATATAATTTTTAATGGTTAGGAACCATCCTCGAAACGGATGGTCCGTTTATAATAAAAGGTCCGTACGCTACCTGTTATTATTAAAGATAGATTGAATCTGCGGATTATTTCTCATTTGCATAGCCTGGTTAACCTGCGCCTGTGAAACCTGTCCGCTGTTTAATAAATATTGCAAAATCTCATTAGGATCATTCATATTCTGTGGAAGATTAAACCGCATCGATAATATCTTCATCGGATTTGCTTTTAGCTGTTTTAGCAACTGCATTGCGTTTAACGGATTGTTCATTTCTTTCCTCCTTCAGCAAATTAACTTCTTCCCATAATTTATTCATTTCATTGCGAATAGAATCCATGGAATTTGTTTCAACCTCTTCATAGTTAGGCTCTTCTTTTACGAGCTTATACTTTTCAAAAATAGGTCTGTCTAACTGTGAAAATCCCATTGTTTTGGAATAAATGTAAGGGGATGTTTCATCCTTAAACATAACGGATGTTCCAAATCCCACCGGATAATTCCTTGCTTCCATTTCATTGCGAACAATGACAAATCCGCCATTTTGAATCTGTGGTTGGATCTGCTGCATATTCTGTCCCTGAGACTGCTGCCCATAATTCAAATTAGGGGTATTGTAAAAATAATTAGGAAACGGCATTTTTAATCCTCCTTCTTATACCAATAATATTGCGGAACTTCTCTTGAACTGTCCCAAGAATCAAAAAGATTTCCGTCAACAATAGTCGCAACATGCTTACCAAAAGATAAAACATAGGTGCCTTTGGGATGATCTTTAGCAAATTGTTCCGCCGTATAACAATCCGGGCATGTATTCGGAATTGCCTCACGATAAAAACCGTTCTGTCTTAAAAGCGCACCCCAAACGCTATTTGCGTTGGGTAAATCTCCCATTGCATAGCCATTCATAGACAATTTTGCATAGGCTGTCTCCCAATCAATATTTAATGCCTTGGCAATCGCTCTTATTGCACAATCCTCAACAAATCTTCCTGTCGGGTTTGGGTTATACATTACATACATGAATCCAGCTCCTTCATACATTCTCCGCTATTTATTATTTCAATAAGGGAAACGGCAACACGTAGAATTACTGTTGCAGGAATATCCTTTAATTCTTCACGATTAACGATTAATTCAGACAATTTATCGGTATCCATAATTAAGCCCTCCAATTAAAATAAGCATATAAAAAAGACACCCGAATCACGAGTGCCTTTTTGTTTCAATTTTGTATCATTTTAGTTTCCCTGAATTGTCATAATAATACCTCCTTAGAATATTTTGTTTTCATTAGTATACACAATTCTTTTTATTTGCGCCACAGACAAATCAAATTCCTCTGCTAATTTCTCATAGGTAAGACCATCAATCAGTCTGCGTTTTAAAATCGACCGGTCACGTTCAGAATGAATCAATTCATCAATAGCATTAGTAACTTCCGAATTTGTATATTCCCTCATGCTTTTACCCTGCCATCACCGCCGCACCTTGGGCATTTCTTATAACCAGACTTGCCACCGGTCTTACGAACTCTCTTTTTAATTGTTACCTTCACTTTCTGACGGCTCATAGAAATCTCCTCCAACTACATAATTATCTCCACCATCATCTGTTTCTTGTTCGGCTTCAATTTGTGTTGAAATTTCCTCAAATTGGCTTTCATAATAAATCCATGCTGCATTAGATCCGATTAAGGCAACAATCAAAATAATGATTACTACCCATAATCGCTTGTTTGCCCTCTCCATTCTGGACATGTCACCTTCATGCCAAGCCAAAAAGTTTCTTTCTTCCATAAAGCCTCCTATTTAATCCTTATTTTTTGTCCTACTCTTATTATATTCGGATTTTTTATGCTCGGATTTAATGCCAAAACAGATTTTTGTGATACATTGTATTTCTTGCATATCTCTCCTAATATATCACCGGGCTTAACGGTATACCAAACCTCTTTTGAAGGCTGCTTGCACATTTCATTGACAATGGATTGAATTTTCTTTATTTCCTCGTCAGTATATCCTGCTTTCCTTAAACGTGCTTTTCTATCATCACCATTCCCCCATTTCCCGTTAATAATCTCTTTGGCAATAACTTCATAGTCTTTTTTCTTTTCGGGCGATACAGGGGCTTCTGTTGTGCTAAATGATACCCACTTTGTAGGAAGTCCATGTTTTAACCATTTACAATTTTTAGTGCTTCCCTTGTATCTTCTTCTCGTACCGTCTTTGTCTATCCACGAATATACAATCCCGTTCCAACTCTTGCAACATTCAATTACGTTGTAAAGTTTTCCACCGATATTAACTTCCTGTCCTAAATAAACTCCGATATGCCTGTTCGGAGAATACATATATAGGATTCTTACTCTGTTATCAAGAATAGAAAAATCTTCCGATACGTCGGAGCATTGGCAGAGCAATCCTTCTTCTGTACAATCTCCTGTGTTGGATAAATCTTCCTGATAATATCCAATAGTGTTGTTATAGATATTATATCCATTCAAAATAGCCTTTACAAGATTAACGCAATCCGCAGATGTTCTTCCGTCCTTGTTGATGTAGCAAAGATTATAAGGCCATTTATTCTTGTAAAATGTTTTCCTGTTAGCAAGGGCTTTTAGTCTCTCTATAAACTGTTTATCTGTCATAATAACTTTTGGATTTTTAGCAATGCCCATATTATTTTCCTCCCTTGATTTGTTCCCAAGTCTGTTTTATCTTATCAAAGCCAAACATACTTCCTAACCAACCGAATATCATAACAACAACTGTCCATACAATATAAGATGATGAAAAAGAAATGTTAAAAACAATGGCATATCCAACACTCAAAAGAATTGTAAAGACAACCGCCACAATACTCACAAGAATATTTTTAGGAAATGCCTTTCCCAGGTCTTTAAGGATCTTCTTAATTCCCTGCACAATAAGTCCTGTAAAACCGGAAACAATAGCAATTCCTAAAACTATAATCTCCCAATCCATAACTTAATCTCCTTTCATATCATTAATTATTAATATAATTAGTATCAGAACAATACAACATAAAACGATGCAGCTGCCCATTATTTATTTACCATATAATCCTGCAAGTCTTTGCTTGCTTTTTTCAGATCATCAATATTATTTCCATCAATGTCATGCTTCATGATTGCTAATAATGACTGCAGGATAACTTTGTTGCCTTCTTCAATAGAATCAAGCCTTGCCTTATCACGCCCAAATTTTGCATCAAAATCGGCAAACCGGGTTTTAATTTCATATTCGACTTGTTTCTCCAATAATTCCACACGCTTTTCCAAATCATTTGTCGGTTTTTTAGTGTCCTTAATAATACCGGTAATTAACGATATAAGACTAATTACCGCCGTAGCACCTAAACAAACTGAAACTGTTGTTTCCCACCATCCGCTCATTTATGTCCCCTTTCGCTTAACTCAATTAATTTTAATATATCGCAACACCATTCACACATAAGGCTAAAATGCACATACGAAAGTCCCCGATTTTCTTCAACAATGTTATCGAGAATTTCCTTTGCGGATTTATATAAGCCTAATTCGTTAAGTTTGTTTTGCAATTCTGCTTCGTGTTGCTTTTGGGATTCACTCATTCGTTTTCCCCTTTCGCTTTTTCGAGTACAGGAATATATATGTTGGTTTCTATTTTTGTCTTTTTGATTTTTCTTATTATTTCTTGTATTTTTTGATATTCTTCAAGTTGTTGCTTCGTCATTCGTTTTCCCCTTTCATAGTCCACATTGTTAAGATAGCAAGTAATATGCTTAATAGTATTGAGATAAGTAGTTTCATAAGATTGTTATCGCTCCTTATCTTCCCGATACGTAAATTCTAACATTTGAACCATTTGTAACCGCACAACTAACAATTTCTGATAAACTTGCAACCATTTCGCAATTATCATTGATTCCGCCTTGTACGTATCTCGTTGTGCTTGAGAATAAACTCAAGTTCTTATAAAAATGAAATTCATAGAGTGTATAGGGTGTTGTATGCCTTGAAACTACTAATACAATATACTCGTCATAATCTGTATTGCTTATGTTAATTGGAAGTTCTGCAATGGTTTTATTTGACGCTATTGATTGCCACGCTTTGTCAACTTTCGCATCAATCTTCTGTTTTTCCGTAGTATTTTCATCGTACAAAATCTCACTCGCATAAGTCGGTGGTAAATATCCGACTGCGTGTCCGTGTAACATTAGTATATGTGCCATTTGTTTTTCTCCCTTCTTATGTGAATGAAATAACTGTAAATTTCACGTTAGTTCCCGAAGCAATTACTGTGGTAGTTGTATTTTCAATACCACAACACCATACATTTGAATTGTTTTTATATGGGGCAAGGATAACATAAGCAACATTGTCTATCGTGCAAAAGCATATATCGTGTGCATTTGCCGTTATTCCCGAATTGACTGCCGTTCTTCCGTGTTCGCCTAAAGAACTTCCTGTTGTTGCCGTCGCTTCACGTACAGTTATCATAGAATCAACTTTCTGTATAATATCCGTATTACTATCATAAGACACTTGATGTCCGTCTATCTGTGGTTCTGCCCCGTCATAAATATCAAAGCACCCTGCTAACTGTTCGGAAGGTGTTAATGAATCATAATCATCTTGAGAAATAGGTGCTAATGAAACAAGTCCTAAATCTGCAAGTAATTGATATATTGCCGTTATTTGTGCGGTTAAAGCCTGTAATTGTGTTTCTAAATCTGTATAATTATCTCTGCAAGGTAATCTATCGTCTGCCATATTCTCTCCTAACTCGGATATATAACGTCATATCCGCCATTTTGATTTTCTACAATGTCAAAGGGCAATTTGTTTTGTTTGCCCGATAGTAAAGTATTCGTTTCGCTCTTGGTGTAGTAATTCGACAAGTCGATTTCGGTATCGCCTATCAGTTCATAGGCATTGTTTATCCATACATATTCGTCATAGATATTGTCCACGTTTGGAATCGTTTTCGGCACAAGATAAATGATGTTCGATTGTCCGACAAGCGGTAATTCTGCGACTACTTCAAAATGTATGCCTGTTAATGTGTTGAGTAATTCGCATATTCGTTTTATTACTTTATCCCGACCGGGATATTCAATTAAATTTGCCATATTAACTCTCCGATAACGTATATCTAACCTTCATAGACAAAGTTGCATCTTTTATGACTTCTGTAATGTTGTTTATTGTGGCAAGGTATAAAGGGCTGTTAAAGGCTAAAAGATAATATCTGCCATTCAAATAAAGTGAATCTGTTGTTGAATCGTAAACAAAGGACTCTGTTGAATTATCTATGCCGTTTGTCGGATATCCTGTGTTGTTCACATCATCATAGAAAACCATTCCCGACTCTGAACCATCTAAACCGCAACAAAGTGCTGTAAATCCGCCGTGTACGTTTCCGGCTGTGAATCCTGTTGCCCAAATTGAGCCTAAAGGAATCTGTCCAAGATAGTTATTGTTTGACAAGTTAAATACAAAGGAATTTGATGTTGTTCTATCTTGTACAAATAACTTTCCCTGTGATACGGAAGAACCATACATACTTATATCCGAACCCGAATTGTTTGTTATTTCAATTTCGGTTATTGCCAAAGTTGAAGGGTTAATCTCCCAAACATAAATCTTCGCATTTTGGTTAATTGCTCCGTGTAATGAAGGGCAAAGATAAATGTTTCCATTATCTGTACACGCAAAGAATCCGTATGCTCTAAATTGTGAATAATGAAGAGAAGAACAATCTATCGTTGAAGAATCCTCAAGCCAATCAAACACACTTGCTTCACTCAAGGGAACGTGTGCCTGTTTTACTGTCAAAACATTTTCTTGTGATAAACTGAACTGAAAATGAGTATTACCGACAATACATCTCGGAGCATATTCAATATTGTTAAGAGTATTGACCGCATTTAATGTCTTATCTTCAAAGAATGTTTTAAGTCCGTTACGGGTCATTCTTCCACCACTCGGATTTCCATATCCGATATATCCACCAACACGGCTTGTCAAACATACACTTGCTATTTTGCCGTTGCCTTGTGATGTATTCCAATCGTAAACCATTGTTATAGCGGAAGAACTTGCTCCACTCTCTGATTCATTCCACGAACCCAATTCTGTCGGAACTCCACCATTCGTCACATTGTACGAACCATTAGCGGTCATTTTTGTTCCTTTAGGCATATACTGTGAATTTGAAGGGATAGACTTATCAAACAGGAATATTCCACCTACCATATTTTTCCAAAGTGCCTTATTCCTTGTTTCGCTATTGCTTAAAGGATTTGAAGTCGCAGAACCAAGTCCCCTAAAGGCTTTTGCGATAACTGTACTCTGGAATGTGTTTTCACTTTCAATATCCTTGATGATATTTCCACTAATAGGATTTCTTAATGTAATTCTTGTATTTCCGTGAATCATTCTTAATTCCCCCTAACTTCATTAATAGCACCGATTATCGTCTTGTCTGTTGTTGATAAATCGGCATATTGCATTGAATCCAAAAGTGCCTGTGCTAATTGACTAATCGTCATTTTATATGTTGCACTTCCGTCAGCTTTTGCAACTGCCAATAAATCGGTCTGTTCGACTTGTGGCAATGTTCCTAATTGCGTGATTTTAATATCCGCCATAATTAATCTCCTTCTGTGTAAATAACATCTCCTGTTTCCGTAAGTAATTTATCGCCTGTTTCGGTAATTATTGCCTTACTTGAGTGATCGAGAGTGGTTGTAACTGTATCTATTGCACCAAGGACACTCATTTCAACTAAACTGAATGCAGATATCGTTTCGGATAACGATTCGGTATGTGGAACATGAGTTGTGAGAGTCTGGGAATCATTAACGGCATGAATATCAATCTCTTCAAGTGCAATAAGTGTCGGCCTCTGACTAATCTTAATAAATCCTGTGAAATCATCACTTGCAACAAGATTTTGTCCATATAAACATGCTTTTATTGCACCCATTTTAATAAATGCCGAACCTCCTGTCATTCTGCATTTTATTTCTAAATGATGCAATGTTCCAGCTTGAGTCGATATATAATATTCAAGGTGCTTTATATGATCGCCATCTCGCCATGTTTCTTTTGGTATTCTGTCAAGCAATACTCCATCAACATAGTATAAAAATTCTGCCTCAGCATCATAATATGTAATACCGTCAACCTTTGTTTCTATTTCTGCCAACACTTCTGCAAGAAATATCGCCATTGTCTTTTTAAGGGCTGTATAGCGAATATCAACTATTGTTTTTATTTCGGTATCAAGTATTGTTATATCGCTTGTATTTGTAAATGAATAATACTGTATAATATCTTTTTCTGATTTTGTCCGGGAAATTCGTGCAAGCTCTTTATCAGTCTTTGATTTTACATCTTTGACTTTCGGATTTTTTCCTGCTCCGGATATAGACATTTCACAATTATATTTCCATGTGAATTGTGTAATACAGAATTTTTTGTTTGCATCTCCTAATCCTCCGGGCATTGATAAAACATCACCCAATTCATAAGAAGGATCTGCAACAACTGAAATAGAAAACGGAACATACTGAAATTCGGACAATTTTAAGCAAATGGAAAATGCAGTTTCTTCCAAATCGGTATATTGTAATAGTGGATTTGCACCTAAATCATAATGCAATCCACCCAGCGGACTTATTTCTGCATATACTCCTGTTCCATCTTCAGCATTTTCCAATGTGACGCTTGAATAATATGTAACATAATCGGCAAATTGAACACCCTGGAATCTGTGTGAAGCATCAATAGTATCCACTACATTCATGGTGTATGGTTTAAATTCAATTTCTCCGTCATAATTTGCCGTTACAAATGCAACCATGGCCTGTGCAAGCCAATACAACAAATCTCGGATAGTTTCGATATCATTGTCAGGATACAAAATAAGAACTTCACTTCCGATGCTTGTAAATTCATCAAAGTTATCGTTTGCAAGAACTAATCCGCATTTTTGACATGCAAATTGAGCAATTTCAAAAGCTGTTCCCTGTATTTGTTCAGTAAATTCAATATCTGTTTTTGACATATTATCGTATGCCTTAATAGATATTCCGCTTGCAGTCTTTGTCGCATCATCAATTATGAATTTTCCTTTTGGAATCCATTCATAATCATTCCCGATTTTTACACCGCAATCAAATGAAATTTCCTTGCCCCTTAACGAATAAGGATCCAAGTCCATCAAAAGCACAACATTTAATTCACCCACATATACAGAACCAATCTCCACTCGGTTCTTACTTGAACATTTATTGTTAATATACAATGAGTTCTTTAAAATATCATCTTTGGTGATAGGAATATCATTAACGGTTCCACGAATATTATATTGAATTACAGATCTTTTAATTGCGACTTTATATTCATTTGATGTTTGGTACATTTTGTCCTCACATTTCAATCAAATCAAAGGATACTTGCCAAATACCGGTTGTTACAGTTAAATCTTCGGAATGCTCTTTAAGACCTTTTTTATAATTCCGCATTCTCATGGTTCTTGTCTTATATGCACCTGTTGTAAAATCGTATATTTGTACTTGCTTCGTGCCAGGATCGTTTTTCCATGCCTCCAATGTCGGAATAAAACTACTCATAATTGTATATACTATACTAAGAGTTAATTTATCCACTCTTGAAACCTGGCATATATCAGTTCCTGCTTCACTTGTATTCACCGATTCTATTGTATCATATTTTTCGTTCATTGAACCACTAAAAGGTATTGCTGTATTATTTATTTTTATAGGAAAATTTTTTAAGATTGGAATATCTGCCATTATCTGCCTCCGCTAATATATATTTCAGTATTAATTGCATCAAGTACAACAGATCTGAATAATTCATTTCCAAAATAAAGATTTATTACCTTTTCTTCATTGGAATTGGATTGTGCTTTGTATTTATCTCCGATGTATGTGTTATCGAAAGAACCCTTAATGGTTTCTGTCATTCCTTTTACAATTCCCATACTCTCACCATCTGATAAACCTTCGGCAAATCCTTCATCCACCATTTGACCGTAATATTCAAATAATTTAGACGGACTGTGAATTTCAAGATCAGTTGTAAATACTTTCTTAATGCTGTCAACAACATTCTTAGCCGCATCCTTAATTTTAGTTATTCCATTAAGGAATCCATTGGCAATACCTTCAATACAGTTTTTACCAATTTCAAGCCAATCAATATCGGTAAATGAACCAATCATAGCATCAAGCATGTCCATATACCAATCCGATGTGAGCATCTTTAATATGCCTTCTGCCAATGAACTTATTAATGCAAAAGCAATTTCAGCTGCAGCAACAATCAATTGCGGAATTAATGAAATAATAGTTGCAATGATCTGCATATTAATCTTTTCCCATGCCAACATAATCATGTCAACATTTCCCAAAATTCCATCTGCCAATGCCGTAATTATCGCAACTGCTGCCTGTAACAACAATGGCAAATTATTGAGAATTACATCCACAATTGCCAATAATACTTGAATAATAGTGGGAATTAATACAGGTATTGCAGAACTTAATCCTTCCGCAAGACCAATGATTAATTGTAATGCCGTTTCCGCTATCATTGGCAAGGATTCCAGAATTGTAGGAATTACATTATCAATTAAGGCTGTTAATATAACAGGTCCTATTGTTTCCAACAAACCTAAAATTCCTTCAACTAAATCCGGGAATTTTTCTGCAATCGTTGTAACAAGATTCGGAAATATATCTGTTGCAATAGTAATAGCCTTTTCAGCAACATTTTCTATACCGTCAACTAACTGCCCTATTCCATTATCAATTATTTCATCCGCATTATTTTCACCGCTAATTAGCCTGGTAAATCCATCCATCAATGTATTTAATCCGGGCAATACTTCTTCCATGATGTTACGCTTAACACCACTCATTGCGGTTTGAAGATCCTGTAAATTATCCTGGAATGTGGCAGCAGCTTTTACGGCTTCATCAGACATTACTCCGCCTAATTCATGCACTCTGTCTTTCATGGCCTGAGTTTCCTCTGCTGATGTATTAAGCAAAGGTCCCAATTCCATTGCACTTCTTCCGAGCAATTCTGTTGCAATTGCCGTTCTCTCTGCGCCTTCGGGCATTTCCTGTAATTTACTTATGATTTGAGAAAATGCATCTTCCGGGCTTTTTGCCATATCGGAAACTTCCTGCATGGAAAAGCCAAGTTTTGTAAACGCATCTATATTCTCATAGCCTTTGGCATACAATTCGTCATATTTTTCGTTATATTCATCCAGAGAAATTTCACCTGATTCTAATTGCGCCTCAAGTTCCATTTCTGCATCGGATATTCCGCTAATAACTTCGGTTGCGTCAATTATCTGCTTATTTAATGTCCTAAATCCTGTTTTAAGACTTTCAACAGAAGAACCGTTATGCTGCATCACGGCATCCCATTCCTGATATGCCTCAATAGACATTCCCATTTTTTGAGACATTTTGTCAATGTTATCGCCATATTCAGCAAGATCAGAAGCACCATCCCACATGGCTTTTCCAAGACCTACTGTTGCAGCTCCTACAGCCGCAATCGCAGTTCCAGCTACTCCACCGGCAATGGCAACACCTTTTCCGACTTTTCCAAACGCATCTCCGAAACTCGTTGCCTTTTTTTCCGATTCCCCTAATGCATCATCATATTCGCTTGAATCTAAAGTTAATGAAGCGACAAGATCAAAAACATCCATATTTTTAGCCCTTTAATTTCTTTTTTATCCTTGCAATAACTTCTTCTTTAGTTTCGGTCACTTTTTCCTCTTTTGAAGGCTCTATGATTTCACAAAATCTCTTTTTAACAGCATTTTCTGTTCCACCACAAATATTGACCGCAACTAAATTCGTTAATGTATATCCGATATCGGTCACATAATTCCGATATGCTTGTGTTTTAATTTTATTCTCAAAAGAGGATATGCAATGTTCAATCACATATCCTCTTCCTAATACTTCAAGCAAATCTAATCTTATTGTTTCGATACAATCCCGATATCCGTCTGCCCCAATTGTATCAATGATGAAAAAAAACTTAAAACTCCTTTGTCTGACATTAACTCGCCCAAGGCTTCTAAGTAATCACTCATTGGATAATTGTCAACATCTTCCGGTTCTATGAAACAACATAAAGCCATAATCTCAAGTGTTTTTTCTGCGTTTTCATTTAACATCTTATTAAGAATCTCATTAAGATTCTTATTCATCTGTTCTCTCGTCAGCTTTTTATTAACCTCAATCGCCTTTTTTCTTTCTTCTTCGTCTAAACCTTCCAATTTGATTAACTTTTCAGGCTTTGCTTTACGAATTTTCATTAACTGGGTAACATCAAGCCAATCCTGTAAAGATTTCTTAATTCTAAATGTCTGCGCCAAAAATTCACTCGGCTTGCAATTTGCTAAATTTTTCATAAATCATAAGCTCCTTTATATGATTAATTTCCTGCTACCGCTGTAGCTATAATCTGTAAGTTTCCTGTTACAGATGCAATTGAAATCGAATCGTCCGAGCTATCATAAGCTGTTGAAGTAATATCATTGTCTCCCATAAGGACTACAACATTTGCGATTGTGTAATCTTCTTCAGCTGTAAGATCTGCTTCGAACTCACCCTGATTTGCAATTACTGTACCTGTGAATGATGATGTAACATGCGTAAGAATCTGATGAACATTCCATGCGGTTACATCTTCAGGATCCATTGAATAGAACTTCATAGGAACTTCGCTCTGATTGTTAATCGAAACGTGTCCTGTGATTGTAATCGCAATCGTACCTTTGCCATTTTTGGTTGTCTGCAATGAGAAACCGCCTGTTGACAATGCATTCTTTAACTGAACTGCTACAAGGCCGCCATCAGCTCTGTCGCCAACCCACCAAATATCCGAGAAATCTGTCTGCAAAAGATTGGCTCTCGGAATAACTGCCTTATGAGTTGTATCAATGTCTGCGCAACCAAGTGCCATCTTGATAAGTTCCAGACTTGTTCCGAGTGATGTTGTTGAAAGACCACAATCCCATCCATCAAGGTGCTTTAATTCCTTCATGTTGTTGGGTACATTATCAACATCACTTCCAAGATCTGAATATGTAGGTACACAACTCGGTTTAATTCCACCGGTTGTTGCGCAAATAATATCTTCGTCTGCAGGTGCTGCAGGATTTGCAGGATCAAAGTTCTTTAAAAGAACACCGGCATCCATCTGCAATGCATTGAATGTGTCCTGCGGAATTACAGTAAATCTGCCCATTTTTTCCTCCTTAATAAGCTGTTAAAAATTCAGCCTGAATATTAATATAAATTCCTCTAACCAATTCATTGGGATTAGATAATCTTTGTGAAAAAGGTTTGCCTTTGGTTATATATAACCTGCCGTTATCAATCGGGATTGTTGGCGGCACCATAGTTGTTATTTCAAAAGCAATTTCTTTCGCTTTATCTTCAACAAATTTCCATGTGGTTGCATTTGTATCCCAGATTTTAGCCGTTAAATTGATTGTATCATCAAGACTTCCTGTCGATACGCTATATGCGATATATTTATCACCACGTATAACAGGATCATCCGGGACTGTATTTTCATCCCATGCCGGTATTCCAAAGCTATTCCAGAATTGGTTGATTGCTTGTGATTTGTCCATTTCATTACCTCGGCAATGCATCAAGTTCTTCGGCTGTTACCTGGCGCATATTTAAAGATGCGGATGTAGGAGTGTGATTATCATCACCATCAGATGTAATTCTAAAATATTTACCATCTTTGTCTCTCTTTATAACATCATGATATTGCAAATTGATGTTCTTCCGAGTTGTTATGGTATATAAAGAAGTCACTCCCTGTGCATCTGCTATTCTCGCTTGCATAGATGTATCATAAACTATTGCAGCTTGAATCGGCGCACCTTCTTTCCATTCGGTAGTATATCCACCATATCCATCGGGAATAGTGGTTTTATCCATCATATAACATTTTTCCATACTTTCATCTAATAAACTCATGGTAATTTCCTATACGGATTAAGCATACGAGCAAACTGTGCGTTGTCAAATACACTCATTCCGCCCTTTCCACTTGTATTAGTGCCTTTGTTATATGAATAACCGCCGAAACTTTCACTCTGAAATACAGAATTGGCTTCTGATGTTGCACCACCATTTTTCACCATCCATTCTTTTGCCCATGTGTCAGCATCAAGAATCGCCTTCGGTACATCCATAAGCCAAACAGATCCAACAAAGTTTTTATCTGCCGGTACCACATTAAACACACCCAAAGGAATACGGCTCCTGAATAAAGCAAAATACTGACCTTCTTCTAAAGTTATCTTTTCACCATTACAGAAAATTTCACCACTCACAATGGAGATTTCTCCGCTGTGGCGTTCATAATCAAAATAGTTATGAAGATAAGCACAGATTTCAGTCAGCATTTTTCTTTTTACCTCTCTTTTTGGGTTTCGCTTCTTCGACTATCGGCTCTTCAATCGGTTCTTCTTCAACCTCAGGCTTTTCTTCGGGTTCTTCCTCGTTTACGAGTTCGATAACCGGTTTGCCTCTGCGGTTCTTATCTGTTGAAAGTTCCTCAAGTCTTTTAGCATCCACTTTCAGACCATCCCGGGGAAAAATATCCCCGGGATTGTACGGATGCATATTGTCTTTCATATCTTTGAAATATGAGATTGCTTTATACATGCTTTAAACTCCTACTTCTTCCAAAGTTAAGCCCTTCAGGTTAAAGATCTGTACGTTCTTGTGTCCTGCGGAATCACTCTGTACAACCTTTAATACCTGATTGTTCTTATCGGTAATCTTGAATACGCCATCTTTATCGGAATCAAGAGTAACAAGGTCCATTCCACTCGCACTCGGTACTAAACCAACCTTAACATTTGCATAGGTAAGGCCCTGTGCAAAGTTATCAAATTTAAGTGCAAGGAAATAACCATCACCTGCAAGCGGACCACTCGGTGAAAGTCCACCTTCCATAAATTTAAGCGTACCTGTGATCTTACCACCAACTACAGCAACATCTTCCTGAAAATCTCCGGGTGTTTTATCCGTCCAAGGATAAGTTTTATCTGCTGCGTCAGCCGCTACAGTAAGATCAGTCAGAAAAGAATCGTCGATAGTGCCTTTAACAACACCACCTGCATATTCTACAAGGAACTGAATACCATCCATTACAAGTGATTCGATCTGCGCTCTTTCCTCGTTTGTATAACCGGACTTAATTCCGATATATCCAAGTTCATCAGCCTGCAAACCAAAAGCATTAGCGATATCACCATTCATTGTAAGATAATACATGATAAAGTTTTCTTTTGCTGTTGCAACGAAAGTACCTTCTGTAATTCTGCTTGACATGATAACAGTACCAAGGCCAAGGAAGTCCTCAATATAATTCATTCCGAATACTGTCTGTACTGTAATATTTGCTGAACCAAGATAATCAGCAACATCAAGAGGGTTTACAAAGTAAACAGCCTCTGCAGTATCATCTTCGAATAATACTTGCAACTGTCCCCATGCTGCAGCAAGTGCTTTCTGTAAGCCTGCGCCAACAACTGTGGTTGAACCTGTAATAGTACCATTAAGGAAACCAAAAAGGTCAGTTCTTACACCGTTCTGTACAAGTGAAAGTAACTTTTCGTCTGTCTCAACGACTGCAGTCTGATATCCTGATTTCTTAATTGCTTCAGCTGATACACCTTTTCTCCACTTTTTAAGAGTAATCTCTCCAACAGGTGTCTTTGTCTGCTCAATCTTTGTTAAAGGAATGACTTCACCCTCACCAACAGTACCATCATTTGCAAGCTCTCCACTCATGGTGTACACATACATTGTGGTTCCTTCCATCATAGGAATTTTACGAGTAACACCAAGCACTTCAATCAGCTTTGCAAGGCTGGAGTGAGTAAAACGATTCACAAAATCAATTTCACGGATCTTCTTCATATCCGCAGCTTTAGTTAAATTATCCAAAGGCATAATATTTTTTCCTCCTATTCATTCGGCTGCAAGTACAGATCTTTGTTTTCAAGCATCAGCCTCTGTCTTTCGGCTGTATCCTTAATTGCATCAATCTGTTCTCTTGTCATTGTCTTTGTTCCGCCATTTCCAACGGGCGGTTTGGCAACATCAGCGCCTTTGCTTCCTTCTTTTACGATGAAATCTGCCCATTCTTCCGAAAGACTTTTTTTAAGTTCATCGACACCTTCAATCTTTCCATCTTTGTCCAGCTTAATGCTGTCAATGTCGGAAATCTTGGTTACGGAATCAATTCTCTTCTCAGAAATGCCGATTTCCTTTAACAATGCCTTAAATGCATTCGTTTTTTCAGCCTTGGTCTTTTCAGATTCAATGCCTTTTTTGTAATCGGCAAATTCTTCCTTTATTGCCTCATACTTGACTTTGTAACTATCCTTGTTGGAATCTTCCAGATCCTTAACCTGCTTTTCCAACTTAGCCACCTTGTCATGTTCTGAATCATAATTTTCGGCTTTTTCCTTATAGTTGTCTCTTTCTCCTTTGAGAGCATCTACAGTTTCTGCATGAGCATTGATAATTTCATCAACTTTTTCAGCCTCAATGCCAAGGGCTGTAAGGAACTTACGTGTGAGTGCCATATTAATCTCCTTTTCTTACTGTACTTCGCCACACATTCTTTTGTGTTCAAAAAAGTTTTATTAAGTACAAAATAGCACATTTCATTTGTTAAATCAAGATTTTATATTAAGTTTAGATTTATTATTAAATCTAAATTTAATTTAACCTTTTAATTCATTGTTTACAATATTTTGATATTCATCCAAGTGATTATCTATTGCCGGTCTTAAAAATGGCTGTGGCTTCATGCCGTTTGTTGTATGCCAATTGCCTTTATCATCCTGGTACCGCCAAGGAGTAGGTCTGCCGCCACCTTCAGCAAATTTGCCTGTTCCAAATTCTATATACGGAGCATATTCCACATTAGTTCCGACATAAACGGTATCATCATCCGTTTCATGTGAAATGGAATTACGCAAATTGCCTGTATCAACCGGGCAAAGTTCTTTTGCATAACGTTCAGCAACAAGACCAATCATTTCCAATGCCTTAGTTACTGCTTCATTTTTCGCTTCGATCACTTCTACTCTGTGGCTTGTTACTTTTATGCTCATTAATAAATCACCTCTTCATCATCTGTGACATATCCTAATTCATAAACATCTTTGCCCTTTTCTAAACATTCATCGATTATAGCTATGATTTGTTCATCAGTCCTTCCCCATCCTAAAGGAATCATAGGAAATCCTTCTCCGAATCTTTCATTATACTCATTTAATTTTTCTGGCATTATAATACCTCCACAATAGATTTATATGCTCTTACAGTATTGGGCATATATTTTTCCCACATTTCCAATTCTTCACTTTGAGTTGTTACCGCACTTCCAACATTGGCCCATGCTTCACTTGCTGCTTCATATTGCCTTGTTATTCTTTTTACTTTAGCCTGATTGCTTGCATCAAAACCTAATTCATTTAATGCTGATTTTAAGTCCTTTTCTTTATTTAACCCTTTTATACTTCCATTGTAAACACGATCATAATATCTATCGCCGTGGCCCCAGCCAAAGTTAGTTCCCTGGCCTCCAAAAAATCCATCAATTGCATCCTGAATACCGGAAGTTGCATTATAAGCGTTTTCACTTGTAAACAATACCTCTCCAAGTTTAGTTCTTCCGGCATAATATGTATACATCTTTCCTCTTTCATATTCATGCTGTTCATCAGGTTTGCTCTTGTATAAAACTTTTAAATCTTCCATATCGGTTCTTAATGCAGTTAAAAATTCATCAGAAGTTGATGCATAAGGCTTTATAGTATCAATTTTATAAGGTCCTCTTGTTCTGTCATTAATTAGATCAATTTCCGAATAATGCAAATTATTATTTCTTCCAATATGTGCATCAGCTTTATGATTAAATTCATGTGCTAATGTCGAATATTTATCTATTCCTTCTCGTGACTTTTCATACGAAAACTCAATTGAATCAGAACCATGAAAATATTTTCCACCACCAGATTTATATGAATAAGTTCCTATTTCGCCATACATTTCATATAATTTACGATTTTCAGCATTATCAACTAATTCATAAAATTCATGATAATCTTTCTCCTTCATAACTTCTTCAAGTTTATCCAATTTCAATTCTTTAGGTTCTTCTTTAATATCTTCTTTCGATTCTTTATCCTTGGCATGTTTCCACTCTTCATAGGTCATATCGCCAAGTTTATCATCCTTGCGCTCGTCATTATAAGGATATCCCACAATATCAGCCACAAGAGTACATCTGCAGTTATAAAACATTTCAGGCTCTGCGTTCGGATCCCCAGGAAAAGAGATTGTATATCCATCAATCTCAAAATCTTCATTATAAGGAACACTCATTTTATCAAGATGCCTGTGTTCCATACGTGTTCTTTCATCCAATGTAGCAAGCCACATTTTATTTGTCTTTATACCTAATTTTTCTGCTCTCTCATAGGAATCTACTCTGCCTTTGTTTTCGGCAGCAGTTGTATAAGTTCTCGCATTTCTTAGAGCTGCATTCCTGTCCATATTGGCAACCTGCTGTAATCTGTCGGCTATTTTGGGAATACTCTCTCCCTGTAATATGCCTTGCGTTACAGCAGATATTAGTTTTTGGCGATTCCACAATTCATCCTTGGGTATGTTAGGATCTCTCGGCATAGGAATAATACCGGGATTCTCTTTTAACAGATTCTTTATTGTATTTTCATCATACAAAGTAAAGCCTGTGTTGATTTTAGAACCATGCTCAATTTCATAAGTACCATAATTCATATTATCACCATAGGCTTTAATGCAATTTCCCTGAACAATCGTATTTGCTGCTTTATCCGTATTCACAAGGGTATTAACCATGGAATCCAACAATGATTTCCATCTCTCTCCTGTTGCGATTTGTCCATATCTCCAATTGTTATACTGCGTTTGAGTAATCTCGCCGGATTGCAGTTTCTCTTTCATTTTGGCATCTTTTCGGTCAAAATCCGCATAATGCTTCTTCATCTTTTCTTCCAATTCTTTAGATGCCTGAGTGTATTCCTTTGAGATTAAATTCTCAATACGCATTAAATCTTTTTCGGTTTGAGTGTGGCCTTTATCACTCATTTGCGCCTCCGAATCTGTTTATATTTTCTTCATCCATAGCCTTCAATACAGCTTCGGCCTTATCGCCATCACCCAACAAGGTTAATATCTTCTCTGTTACATAATCCTGGCTAAGATATTGTGCCGCTGATAATACCGTCTGTATTTCTTCGGTTGTATTTACAATCGTTGACCGGGTAAATGTCGCATTGTCCTCTATTCCTGCAATTGCTAAAAATCTTTTAAGGAAATCAATTATGCAATACTCATATTTATCTGCCTTTGCGTTCATTGGCTCATAGCTGAACTTAATCTGCGTTGCCGTAACTGCGCCATCTGCAACACTCTTCGTATCAAGCCCCATGAAATCTTCATAGATATCCGATCTTAATCTATCAAGTAATGTCTCCCTTGCTTCAACAGGAACACTTACTGTCTGCGCCTGTACAGACTGTCCATCATCCACATTGGCAACATGTGTTGTTTTCAACTTCTGCATAAATTCCTGAATGTCCACATCATCCATACCGCCGGCATTTGATATCAGCCAGAAGATTTCCGAACAATCATTTACCGTATCGGCATAATTACTTTTTATCAGATCATAGGCATCGATATTTTCTCTCATGCCGATAAATTCGCTTTGCTTATATTTGTTGCCCCAAAGCGGAACAATCGGGAATCCGGGATAATTCTCTCCGCCGTATATTTCCATTCCGTCAGCATCTGTTCCTCTGACTTTCAAAATATACGGTCTTTTTTCCTGTATGATCTCGCCAAGACCGTTTTTCCACATAAATTCGGTATAGCCATCCATTTCATACAATGTGGCTCTTAAAGGCTTGTTGTTTTCTAACTGCCAAAATCTTACACCTGCTTTAATACTGCCGTCCTCTTCATCCGGGATTTCTGCAAATTCAAGATATGAAAATACATCCATGTGGTCCTTATTCCAAAAACAATAAGCGGCCTTCTGCACCAAGGCTATTTCACCTGCATCCTGTAATTTCACATCAAAATCGTCTCCAAGCGCATCTGTGGTCTTATCATTTTCCCACTTAACACCATTTCCAAGCAAATATTGATTTAACTGCGTAACCAATCTGTTAAACTGATTAGTCTTTAATTTGTAATTAGCTGCATAAGGATCGGGCATGGCCTGTCCAGAAACCGTATAAAGCAATTTCTGATATTGTGAAATAGTTACGTTTCTGTGTTCATTGTATTCCTTTGCAACCTTTGCCAATCGGTAATCGGGCTTGTTCTTATGATCCTCAATTACCTCTTTGACAAAATCCACAAGTGTCATTCCGCTTGTCAATTTTTGATTCATATCCTGATATGTTATCATCCTGGCAACCTCCTTTTAATAGCCTCACGAACAACATGTTTTGTTTTAACAAAGTATCTTAAAGCATCGCAACCATGATCGTCTATTTTAACCGGGCGCTCTTCATCAGATTTATCATCCCAAATATATCCGCCCAATTCTCCAATCAGTTCCTTGCAACATTTACAAATCTTAATATATCCGCATCCCATAGCCGTAGCAGTTTCTCTTAAGCCATCCGCAACGCTATTATCAGCCGGTAATACTTTAAATCTATGCTCATGCCTTTTCAATAATGTAATGAAACTGGCAGCAGATGGATCCACGATAGTTTGAATTCTTCTCTCACTCGGCAAATCAGCACTCCAATTTACCAAATCATCAAGATAATCATTATCTGTCTTTTGTGCCTTTGTTTCTCGTCCAGAATAGTAGTATTCACGACAAGCGTACCATACATTACCTATTTTCGCAATCAAATACGCTGCAAAGGCATTTTGGGTACCATAGTCCATTGAAATACAATAATCGGTAATAACTCCATCCGGTAATTCATCAATAATGGCATCCTCATATTTAGGATATATCAAGCCATCCGCAACGCACCTCTCGCCTTTAATATCCCTTCGGTACCAAATTGTTCCAGGAATATAAGTGCTTTCAATCTCTTTTCTTCTTTCGGGAGTAATAGACAAATTATCATCAATTGTAAAATGTTGATACTGATAACCGCCTACATACTTTTCCATATAAGCATCAATATAATCTGTATATATAGGATCTCTCGGATTGGAAGGGTTTAAATCCCAAAGAACCATTGGCTTAATTGCAGCAACCTGTCTACCAAAAGCAACCTTTATGAAACTTGTCCGGGAATCCTCTGAATCGTAATGCTCATTAATTTCTGTCGCTATCCATAATCCATAAGAGTTACCAAGAATCTTCTTATAGCTGTCTGCCTTAGCACCTCCGACAAATATAACAACCTTATCTCCTGTCTGCGTATAAATAAAAAGAGCCTCATTCCCACGATACTTGCCCCAATGACACCTACCCCGGAAAAGAAACTCTAATCCATATCCATTGCATACACCGATATTCAGTTTTGCATTACCAATTGTTGCTCCGGATGCTAAATGATACTTATCAGGACATGTTTCCAAGTACATAGCCGCAATAATACAATGGTCGATTGTCTTTCCTGATCTAATCGCACCTTCAGCGACACTCATTTTATTCTTGAGTGCATTTTTGATATATTTTTTGTGCTTCTTGGAAAACGGTTTCCAATTAATCGTCCTCGTCTGGCTCATTTAACAACTCCGCCAATGGTGTCAAATCTTCAATGAACTCAACACCCTGTTCATACTTGTCTGTTTGTCCTAAATAGTTCTTACCCAAGAAAATTGCCATAGCAGCACTCTTCTCGGACAATTTCAATTGATTCTTCCTCAGCGATATTTTCATTGCCATACCGCCATTCTTTTTATAATACTCTTGAAAATTCAATCCAAAAGTTCTTTTACACCATCTTGATAAGGTGTCAATATTGGCTTTTTTACCTGTATCGTCACGAAACCACCAGCAAATTTCTTCTTGCGTACAGCCCATTCCAACCAAATTGACAAATTCCTTCTTGTCGAATTCTTTAACCGGTCTGCCAGCCATAACATAGCTCCTTTATTTTTTCATTTATGCTTACTTTTTAAACAAATATGCGCCTTTTTTTATAATTTTTAGTTAAAAATCATTGTTTTTTATCATTTTTCCATTATATTTCAGGTTCTGTTAATTGCGCTGCTACAATACTTCCCTTCTGAAATATAAATCCGGCAAAACAAAATGATTTCTCTCCTTTGAAATCATGTGTGCGCATATATTCAAGCAAATTATTTTCATCTGTCTGAATCAGTTTTGCTATTTCTTCAAGGGAATCGCCTTCATAAGATAATTCCTTTTTTAACGTACCCCCCCCGAAAAATATAGCTCTAAACACATTGTTTTCCTCATACAAGCACCGCCTTTTCTCCGGTAAATTTCTCCCAACGCTCAATAATCACATCCACATATCTCGGATCTAATTCACACATATAGCATTTTCTGTTTAACTGTTCACAGGCTATTAGTGTGCTACCACTACCGCCATACAAATCAACAACTATATTTGCATCCTTGCCCCATTGACTAAGTATGTCAACAAGTAATGTTATTGGCTTTTGTGTCGGATGTACCCTATTTCTTGCATCCGCTCCGTTCTCACTTGATAAAAACCCAAACCAATCGTGTCGAAGCATTCTGCGTTTATGTTTGCTTCTGCTCCATATCAACTCAAACTCTGAGCCTATCGCATCTGCTTGGCTTTCTTTTCTCTTATCCCAAACAAGCCAAGAGCCTTTGTTTTTATCTGGCAATAATTCAGCGAAATAATCTGCCCCGAATAAGAACATTTCTTTTACATAATCAAAATTAGCAAAAAATGTATTTATCAAGTCTGGAGTGAAGTCGTCGTTATCTCCTATCACTCTTTCATACTTGTTCCCTTCAGTATGATTTTTTCTACCTATCGAATTCATAGAGCCTTTTATGGTGCTAAAATCAGTATCAAGATTCATGCCATAAGGTGGGTCTGATAATACACAATCAGCCTTTACCCCATCCATAAGCCTATCAATAACCGCAATATCCGTAGAATCTCCGCATATAAGTCTGTGATTTCCTAATTGATATATTTCGCCTAATTTACTTTTTGGCTCTTCTGGCAACTCCGGAGCTTCATCTTCAACAATTTCGACTTCATCTTCTAATACAGGCAATTCCCAATCTATATCAAAATCAGAAAAATCAAGTAATGGAATATCCTCGGAAAGCAAATCCATGTCCCACTCGGATTCATTTAATTTGTTATCCAATAACCGCAGCTTTTGCACCTGCTCATCCGTCAAATCTTCCATCCGCAGCACCGGCACCGTTTCCAATTTTAGCCTTTTGGCAGCAATAAGCCGACAATGTCCAATGATAACAACATTATCATTATCTACCACCAACGGCTGTGCAAATCCAAACTGCTTAATGGATTCCATGACATTTTTAATCTGCGTTTCATCATGTTTCTTTGCATTTTTTTCATAAGGCTTTAAATCTTTAATTGCTAAATCTTCAATCTGCATCCGACTTGCTCCAATCTGTACCGTATCGGTCAATAATCTCCTTAAAATCCTCATAATCGTGTGGAACCACAGAATAAGTTTCAGAGCCATCTGCGTTAAATATAATACCGACATGTTTGAGTTCATGGAACATCAATATTCTCTTCTGATCTTCACTAAATCCTTCGACATTAGGCAAAAAAACAGTAATTGTAAAATCCGCCGGTATGCTCCATTTATATTTATCGGGTACCTTTTCACATTCTGCGCAAACCTTTTTACCCTTTGACATTTTCTTATTTTCGCTTGTCAAATATATGATTGTCGCATGGCTGTTGCGAATATCAACTAAACTCGGCTCATTTTCAATTACTTCCTGACCTATTAAGGCATATTCTTCGCTTATTTCTCTATTATCCATGTTTGCACTCCTTTGTATCATTATAGCACATAAACAAAAAGACTGCCAATATAGGCAGTCAATTTGGTGTGCAAAGGAGTTGCATAATGTCTCAACTGAAAAATTAAAATTCGTACCACAAAAATTATATCTTATTATTCCTTAAATTGCAACAATCCTCTTTATTGGGATTAAAATGATTTTTCCAATACTCATAAGCATCAGTTTCATCCTCGCAAACACTAATCTCCTTGCCCTGTATATTTTTAAGCAGTTCCTTTTTCTTTTCTAACGGCAGATGCTTATATCCGCTTTCTTTAATCGTATAATTGCTATAATCGATATCAAACCATTTCTCTATCCAGGAATTAGCCCTTAAGAACTCAACAATGATTTTATCGCACTTAATATTGTTTAATATCTTAAAATCAACAAATTCTGGAATAAATGGACTTAATCTTATAGCCACATCAAATCCTTCTTTCTGCAGCTTCTCAACAGCATTTATTCTTTTGCTCGGAACAGGTGCCTTTTCATAATTTAACTTCTTGTATAAAGAATCGCTAAAACAGGTGATTGTAACTTGAATGTGTGCCAAATCCTTATCCATAATCTTTAAATATTCAGGTCTTGCTATATTATCGGACTTCGTAACAATCAAATAAGGAATCCTATAAGCATTTAAAGCCTTAATTGTTTCATAAGTTACCCTGTGCTTAAGTTCTATCGGAGCAAAGCAATCGGTCATTCCGCCGATCCGCACAATCTTATCTTTCGGCAGCTTGGCAATTTTCTTTCTGATTTTATCAATATCAGCAATGCTCGGATTTTTAGGATCCCATAAATTACGGAAACTCAACAGACTTTTGGAATAGCAATATTTACAATCATGTTCACATCCGCATCCATAAGTATCAAGCCTGGTATTGTAATGGCACTTGCTTCCTTCGTTTCCTTTTACTTCCTTGAAAAATGATTTATATTCCATACAATTCACCTCCCAAGAAAAGCATAAAAAAAGAGCCCTCGCATAACGAGTGCCCTTTCGTATCAGTTTTGTATCAGTTTAATGTCATTTTTAAAAAAAGGTTAATTGCTTAGGTTCTTTTTCTTCCCATTTTGTTCTAAACGTCCAACCACAGCTCATACATATATCAGAAATATCATCAGAATCATCATCATGTTTGCATGTTCGGCAAGTCTTATTTTTATCTCTTGCTGCAAGTGCACACAACAACTCTTCACCTCTAAGTTTATAAGGATCTTTCATTGTGCCATCAACTCCTTTTTTACATTCATTCCCCATTCATTTACAAAATCAATTACTTCCTGCTGTGGTTTAGAATCGTGATATCCATAACATTGCAATACTTTTTTATCTTTAATCCCATACTCAACGGTTACAAACGGTACATCCGGTTTTTTAGATTTACGGACAAAAGCTATAAAAGAAATGCCTTTAATCATCTTCTTGTCATATCCCATCTTGCCAACACAATGATTTAATTCTTTTCCTTCCTTCTGCAAATCTCTAATTCCATCCGGGATTAAAATAGTGTATTTTTTATTCGATATCTCGAACTTTTTATACAATTTAGCCGCCTTTTTAAATTCTTTGCTTTTTCCTTTTGTCTGTTTAGAACTCCATTGATTAGATCTTAAATCATGCATCCTTCTAAATTCCTTCGGAAACGAGTTCTTAGTATCATTCAGATCTAACCCTATTCCAATGCAAGCTCTAATATAATCATCATAAGCATACAATGTGCATTCCTGTTTATCGCAATACTCCAATACCTTTTTGTAATCCAATTCAGCTTGTTGGATGCTTATCATTCCTCGTATTTTCCTTCTTGCACTTGCCATTTCATAACAGAATTTATCAGCATTTTCTAATGAAACTCCATTATCATAGGCAAATATCATCGTATTAACTCCGTACCATTTATCATCCGTTTCCGATACTTTCTTTAAATACTTGGCAAATCCTTTATCTTTTTTAGCCTTTTGAAGTAATTTTACACTCGGTCTTATACCCATCTTGCCAAGATACTCCGTTTCGGGATACTTAATCCATAATCTTATATATTCAAGAAATTCCCCAACACCAGAATATCCGCAATACTTATATTGAGTATCCTTAAGAACATCCAAATTAAGAATACTGTAACGAATACCTATTTTGGGCATCCAATTCCATTTGCCAAAATCGGATTCATCATAATCATAATAATTATATCCATACCAGCTGTTTGATTTCGCTCTGCCTGGCTTATATACTACCCTGTAACCACTTGCATAAGTTAAGTACATATCTCTGCATATAAGTCCTTCATTGCGTGGTGTAGCTCTGATTACTTCTCTATATTCAAGGCCATATTTCTTAGTTCTTCTGTATGCCCAGATCCTTAGTATTACATCATCATCAATTCTCTGTAACCATCCAACATAAGATGAACTCGTGCAATCATATTGATTGATAGTCTGCATTATCTGCGCAGGAACATATATGAAATTGGCATCGCATCTTAATTCATTATCTGTCATATCAGCCTCCAAATCCAAAATCGAAAATCGTCATTTGTCCCGGGAGATCTTCTTTCTTTTCTTCAGGTTGCTTTTTCAGCTCTGTTGCCTTTTTTACTTCTTTTGGCTTTTCAGTCTTAACAGGCTTATTTTTAACAATATCATTTGCCTTAATAGAATCTTCTTCAAAAAAATGAATCGCCCATCCAAATACTTCCTGGCCTTCACATCCGTAGCTGTTTTTTCCTGCCGCAGCTTTTTTCGCACATTCATAGATAAATTTCCAACAATCGTCCATTGTTTTCTTACCATCATGAATTTTTTGTGCAAGAACATCACTTGCGTTTTCTTCCAGATAATCCAAAATAATCTCTGTTTCCTTGCTATTGGCTTTTAAGCCTGTTCTTTTGCCTTCTTTCATTTTTTTATCCTTTCCTTAATCATCATATAAATTCCACAAATAATTCCAACCCAACATGGAAACAATGCAATCCACAAAAACCATGCCATCTTCAAAAGAACTATCATTAAATCACCTCCATTCGTATTTTTCTATAAAATCTGCTATCTTTTCCCATTCAATAAGTCCGATTCCGTCACAATCGAACTTCTCCTGCAGATTAAAATAGCATTGTCTTAAATAACGATCATTATGCCAAGTATCAAAAGGCTCGTCATATTCATATTCTGCACTCATACCATCAAAACATGAATATTTTGCAAATTTAAACCAATCCGCTTTATATCCTCGATTACATAATTCTCTATGAATTCTCCGTCCATATTTATAGAAATGAACAATAGGATAATCCATAATCTTATTAACCAAGATATGATTAGGTGTGCCTTTTTCGG